ATGATGGTGATACTGATAGTTGGTATTTTGATGGTAGTCATATTGAAAAATTAATTGAACATATAGTAGAAAATAATTAATTATTTAAATATTTCTTTTAATTTATCAATTATATTATCAGTATATTTTATTCTTAATAAATTAATATTATGTTCTTTACAGTATTGAGTTTTAATCTTATCTCTCTTTTTTACCTCTTCAAATCCTTTTTCACCACCCCAATATTCTTTTAACATAAAATGTTGTTCGCCATCATATTCAATACATAAATTATAATCTATTAAATAAAAATCATATTTTAATAAATTTACATTTTTACATCCTTCAAATTTCTTTTGTGATTCAAATTTAATATTATTTTCTATTAAATAATTTCTAATCTTTTTTTCTCCCTTACTTTCATTACATTTTGGACAACCAGAATTATTAGTATGATGATATGCCAATTGTTTAAATTCACCATGTTTTTTACATATTATACTAATTTCTTGATGAGCATTTTCATATCTTGTTAAATCATAATTATATGTATCACCATGTACTTTTTTAATTTTTTCTAAAAATATTCTTTTATTTTCACATTTATAACATCCTTGATGATTCTCATATATTAAATGTCTTGGTAATATTTCAAATTCACCATGTTCTTTACAAATTAATGTAACAACTGTTCTAATATTTTTATAATCAACTAATGATGTATCTAATTTATCACCATAAATATTTTTAATTTTTTCTTTAAATTCTTCATTGGTAGGAATATATTTATTACATTTTTTACATCCTTGTCCATTTAAATGTGCTTTTGGTGTTTGTTCAAAAATACCATGCTTTTTACATATTATATTAACTTTAGTTCTAGTATTTACATAATTTACTAATGAATAATCATATTCATAATTATGAGTATGATTAAATTTTGATATAATTTCATTTTGTGTTAATTTTTTCATTTTATCTTCTTTTCACCAGTACCTTTATTCATATAACTATCAATCTGATCATTTAAATCATCCATATCAACTATATGATATGTTTCTTCTGTTATATCAGTTATTTTAGCTTCATCTTCTTCCTTATCACCAGTATTCAATTCACTTAATTCTTTCTTTATATCTCTGTAAAATTCTTTCATCTTTTTTTGAATATCATATGACATCTTAATGGAATCTCTTATCTCTTTTTGAAATGTTGCGACTGACTGATACATCAATGGGTCATTGATTCCCATATCTAATTGTTTCATTAAATTAATTAAACCTCTTTTAGAACAAGACAAAGAAAATTTTAAATCAGCAAGAGCAAGTGCATCATTTTTAATTATATTACTAATATTTTTCTTTTCTAAATCTTCTGCACCTAAATATAAACTAGATAAACATTCCAATGTTTCTTCACAGTCTGTTTGAATTTCACTTATTTCTTTTTCATAATCAAATAAAACAATATCATTTAATCCAGGTAATAAATCATCAGATGGAAATAAATCTTCTGGATTAAGTGCAAGTTGTTGAGATAATCCTAACATTTCACCTTCCAATTGACTTATATTATTTTTTAATTGTTGTGTTTTTAATGGATTTGACTTTGCCATAAAATATTTTTTTATTTTATATATTATATTTTGTAGATTCAAAATTATTTTGTATCTTTGTAGATAAAAGATTTAAATTATGAAACATTGGCCATATAGATTTAAAACAGAAAAAGAAATGATAGCAGACTATGGTGTACATTGGCGAGGTAGTATAAATGACTCTAATAGAAATAATTGGTGTTGGGCATCACCATGTATGGATCATTTATTTGGTACAATATTAGAAAAAGATTTTCCCGATGATGTATATTCTATAAGAATCGAAGATTATTTTAGTGCATATATTATTACAAAAAATATGTTAACTAAAAATAAACCTAATATACCTAATTATAAACCTAAAAAATTCACAATATGAAACATTGGCCTTATAGATTTAAAACAGAAAAAGAAATGATAGCAGACTATGGTGTACATTGGCGAGGTAGTTATGCATTTGCTGGTGCTGGGTGGGTTGCTGGTATGGATTACCTATTAGGTACACCATTAGAATGTGAATTTAATGGTTATAGGGTAACTATTGAAAATACTAGTGGTTATCCAAATAGTAATTCTACTTGGAAAATATTAGCTAGTATGTTAACTGAAAATAAACCTAAAGTTCCAAATTATAAACCTAAGAAATTTAAATTATGAAACATTGGCCATATAGATTTAAAACGAAAGAAGAATTTATAAAAGAATTTGGATCAGACTGGAGAAATGAAGTAAGATTTTCTTGGATTAATTCAATGGATTATATGTTTGGAGAAGATTATCCATATGATATAAGTTCTGAAATGTGTAGATTACCAGATTCACACCATTATGGAAATAATTATTCAATTTCTTGGGATATGATTATTAAAAAAGAAGAACCAAAACCAAATTATAAACCAAGAAAAATAAACTATTATTTTGATTAAATATATAATAGGTAGAAAAAATAATTAAAAATCATTGAAAATTACAACATTAATCATTGAAAAAGTTAGTAATCTTATTGATTTTAAATTTGATTCTAATCTTATACCAAAAAGTATATCTGATTATATAGATAACTTATGTTATAATAAAGTTAATGAGTTATCTAATGATGTACTTATTGTTAATGAAACATTTTCAGCTAAATCAATAGAAGATGTTGAAATTAAATTTAGTGGTAATACATATAAAATAGATATTAAAAATCATGATGTTAATAAAGACTTATCTGTACCTAATTTAATTTCAATTGATAAAGCAAGAAGGTATTTGTCAAATATAAATAATCATATTATTTATATTTTTATTGATTATAAAATTGAAGATGATATAGTTACTATTATTAATGTAAATGTGAAACCAATTGAAAGTTTAGATTGGAGTTACCTATCTATTCAAAATTTAGGTAAAGGTCAATTACAATTAAAAAGTTTAAATAAAGAATTATTTTTTAATGATAATGTGACAAGAAAAGAATGGTTGGAAAAATTAATAAAAGAAGGAAAAGATTACTATGATAAACTTATTCTTAAAGTATCTGAATACTTAATCAATTGGGTTGATGATACAAAATGGTAAAAACAATAAATAAAATTAAACACTTTGAACATTTGGTTAACTAAAAATATAAGATTTGGATTTAAATATACAATAACAAAATCAATGAGAGGACAACTTAATTCTTGTCTTCATACTTGGTTAGATGATTTATTAACAAAAAGAGCAAAAGAAGATGACATATTTATTATATCCGGTGGTCTATTTTCAAATACAAATCCATCATTGATAGCAATTGATGATGCACATAAATTCCTCAAAAAAATAACAAGTAAATTAAAAGTATATCTTATCAATACTGACAGAGATGTTAGATTATTTGACAGTGAAATCTTCAGTACACTTGACATTTTTTCAGACATACCAAACCTTACCATCATTAAACATATAACAGATATTGATCCAATAACAATTGTTCCTTATAAATATGTAAATATAATTGATAGAGAACTATTATTGGAAGCTAATATTGGAAAATTAGGTGATACAATAATTCCTAATATTATGCAGTTAGATGTAACTGAAAGTAAATCAGGTGTACTTATCTATAATACAATAGCTAAAAAGAAAGTATTTGTAGAAAATTCTTTTTCACCAAAACATATAACATTTAAAATTAATTCATTAGAAGACTTTGAATTAATTGATAAAGAAAAATTTAAAAATGATTTTATTCATATTGAAATAAATAATAATATTGTAGAAGAAAAAAAACTCGAAGTAAATATTGCACTACATAATGTTAATGCTACAAGTGTTAAATATATGGATGTAGAAATTAAAAAGGAAGAAGAAATTTTAAATATAACAGATTCATTGAATATAATTGACACAATATTTAATCATATTGGTGATGATGAAATGGTTAAAAAACAATTTGAAAGGGTATTAGAAATTAAAAAATGATATGACTTTTTGTCATATAAATATTTTGGTATATCTTTTGTAATACTACATATGTTATTGATTAAATTCACAAAAAATAATAATTAAAAATATGTTAGTATTAAAAAGAAAAACCGGACTTCCAACAATGGGAGATTTTGTAAATGAATTTTTTAATGGAAATTCATTTGTAGAAAATAATTTTGATTTTGTTCCAAGTGCAAAAATCAAAGAAACTGAAAATGATTATAAATTATCATTACCTCTACCAGGATTTAAAAAAGAAGATATTAATCTTAGTATAGAAGATAAATATCTAATAGTTTCAAGCCAAGTAGAAAAAGATGATTTTAAACAATCATTTGAAAATAAATATTTTATACCTGAAGATGTTAATTTAGAACAAATAAATGCATATATGGAAAATGGAATATTAAATATAGTAATTGGTAAATATTTAGAAGTACCAAAAACAAGTAAAAAAATAAATTAAATAAAAAATAATAAAAACTAAAAATTATGGGAAAAAGTAATCGTATCATAGGAATCGATTTAGGTAGTTACAATTGTGCTGTTTCAGTTATGGAAGGTGGTCAAGTCATTGTTATACCTAATTCAGAAGGATCAATGACAACACCATCCATTGTTTCATGGGATAAAAAAAATAATGAAATAAAAGTTGGTGATCCAGCTAAACGTCAAGCAGCATTAAATCCTGAAAATACTGTTTTTAATATCAAAAGACTTATTGGTAGATCTTATGATGAAGTTAAACATTTAAAAAGACCATATAAAATAGTAAATAATAATGGTAAAGCAGCAGTAAAAATTAATGATAGAGTTTATTCACCAGAAGAAATATCTGCTATAATTCTTCAAAAAATGAAAAAAACAGCAGAAGAATATTTAGGTGAAGAAATTACAAAAGCAGTTATTACAGTTCCTGCTTATTTTAATAGTGATGAAAGAGCATCTACAAAAATTGCATGTGAAATTGCAAATATGGAACCAGTTCGTATTATTTCTGAACCTACTGCTGCTGCATTAAATATTAAAGATAAAAAAGGTAAACTTTATATGGTGGTTGATTCTGGTGGTTGTACATCAGATTTTTCGGTTATTGATATTGAAGATGGATTGTTCGAAGTGATGTCAACAGATGGGGATCTTGACCTGGGAGGCAATTTAATAGATGATGCAATTGTTAATTGGTTAGTAGATGATTTTAAGAAAGAATTTAATATGGATCTTAGTAAAGATCCTATGGCATATCAAAGATTGGTAGAAGCTGCTGAAAAGGCAAAAATAGAATTATCAAATTCAACACAAACAGAAATAAATTTACCTTATATTACATCATTAGATAATATACCTAAACATTTAGTAAAAACTTTAACACGTTCTAAATTTGATCAAATGATTCAATTTTATATAGATAGGACATTAAGTTTAATTAAATCAAGTATAGACAAAAGTGGTAGAAAAATATCAGAAATTGATGATGTAGTTTGTGTAGGGGGAAGTACAAGAATTCCTTATTTAGTAGATAGTATTGAAAAATATTTTGGAAAAAAAGTAAATAAAAGTTTAAATCCAGATTTAGCAATTTCTACTGGTGCTTGTATTCAAGGTTCTGTAATTGCAGGTGAAAATACTGATATTCTTTTATTAGATGTTACTGCATTGTCATTTTCTATTGAAACAATGGGTGGAATTTCAACTATTTTAATCCCGGGTAACACAACTATACCAACATCTAAATCTCAGATTTTCAGTACAGCAACAGATAATCAACCAAGTGTTCAGATTAATATTTGTACTGGTGAAAGACCAATGTTTAAAGATAATAAATTTTTAGGTACATTTAATTTAGATGTCATGCCGGCAAGACGTGGTGTACCACAAATAGAAATTTTTTTGGATATTGATGCAAATTCAATATTAACAGTAAAAGCTGTTGATAAAGGAACTGGTAAAGAAAATAATATTCGTATTGAAGGTAAATCTGCTTTAACAAAAGAAGAAATTGAGAAAATGAAAATGGATGCAAAAGAAAATGAAGAATTAGATAGAATAGAAAAAGAAAAAATTGATAAATTAAATAGTACAGATTCACTTATATTTCAAACAGAAAAACAAATCGAAGAATTTGGTGATAAATTAGATGAAACCGATAAATCTGAATTGAACTCAATAGTTGAAAAACTTAAAGAATCTCATAAATCTCAAAACTTAATTGATATTGAAAATTATACAAAAGAATTATCAGATAGTTGGAATAAAATTTCTACAAAATTATATTCACAACCACAATCTGAAACACCACCAACAGATAGTCCGGATGAACCAGTTAGTGATGTAGATTTCGAAGATGTGAAACCTTAAGAAAAAAAGGTGAGAATTTCTTCTAAAGTAAAAATTTAATTATTTAAATCACTTACATAACTTAATGTAAGTGATTTTTTTGTTATAAATTTTCTAAAAACAACATTATCTGTTGAAATTCTATACTTCAATTTAGAATTTTTTATTAAACTAAATAATTCTTTCCAATTATCAGGTATATCATTAATCTTTTTCTTCCATTGATGTGTTAATGACTGTTTTAACCAGAACGTTGGATAAAATTGTTTTGTTTTTTTAATTATTACTTCATATCCTCTTCTTGTAATCTCTAATGATGCATTGATAGGATCAATATAACCATACATACAATTGCCTATAATACTTGAATATACTGGATTTATTTTAAATAATCTTTGTTCATTTAAAAGACATCTTTTTTCAAGATTATTTATTAAAATATTTCTTTTCCAAATATTTTTTGTAAGTCTATTAAATCTTCTCCCTTTATATGAATCTCCAAATTTTAATTCTTCTATAAAAATAAATTTACATTTATATTGTTTAGATATTTCACTTATATTTTTGGATATTTCGATAATTTCATAGTTTAATTTATTATTTAAATATTTCATTTCTTTAGAGTTTGAAGATTTATTTAAATTTTTAAATTTACTTATAATTTTAGTTAAATTAAAGCACTGTGTATGAATTATGTTATCATTACTTTTAACTGAAATACCTATAAATTCTGGATTTAAATCAATTCCCATATAATTTGTTTCAAGTAAATCAACAGTTTCTTTAATTTCTTCAAAAGAAAAATAAATAAACTTATCTGTTAATTTTATCTGATATGTAAACCCCTTTTTATTTTCATTTAACTCTTGTAATTTATATAATAGTTTTTTGTAATTTGTCCTTAAATTTGGTAATTTAAGATTGAAGTGTTCTTTACATTTATATTTAAAAATAATTTCTTGGTTGTCGATAATATTTAATTTAAATAATCTATTACCATACCTATTTTTTTCACCATAAATAGTTAGTGGTAAAAGTCTTTTTTCATTAAATGATTCCTTTGTTATTTTATTTTTAAGTCTTAGAATAAAGTTATTTTTACCACCAAAAATAACTTTTTTATCACCACTTATCTCTTTAATTCCTTTTGCTTCAAGAATTATACATTGTTTAGTATGTGCATCTAAATCATTTATATTATTTAAATTAATAAATGAATCTCTAATCATTTTTTCACTAAATCCATCTAAAAATCTATTGTAAGAATATCTAACTAATGATGAATATTCTTTTCTTAAAATATATAATTTATCTTGAAAATTTTGATCTGATTTATATGGTAATTTAATTGTAATCATTGTCCTATATATAAAATATCAGAAGTCATAAAATTATTTTTGTTTTATTATTTTTTTAATTACAATAATAATTTCTCTATTATTATATAATGTTTTACATATAGCATCATTCATATTTATTTTTTCACTATCAGTAAAATATTGTGCCCAAATATAATTAACATTAGAATAATATTTATAATAATTATTTATATCATCATCACCTATAAATGTAACCAATTCCAAACTATCCCCTAATTCTTCCAACTTATCATAACTGAAATCATTTAAAAATTCTAAAGTTGAATTTTCTTCATACCATTTAATTTCTTCAATAATAATATTATTGGATACTAAAAAAATAGAAGATATTTTATCATTGACTACTGAACAATATGATTTATCAAAATTAGTTACTTCTAATGTATATTTATCAGAATCTTCTTTTTTTGAATAAATATGTTTCATTCTATCATACTTAAAATATAAAACATCATCAATAAGATTTTGATTTGTTCCTATTTTAATTATTGAACTAATTGATTCATTTATAAACTCAATATATTTTTTCATTTTCTCATTGCATTCATTCTTTTTTCAATTTCTTTCTTTCTAAATTCAGCTAAATAATCTCTAAATTCTTTGAAATCCATTTCTTTTCCATCAACAATAATATTATTATCATTGTCTATGATTAGATTTATTTCTACTTCTTCTAACCATTTAGCAAATAACATTTTTAGACCACTTGCAGTTTGTTTTTCTTTTGTCAATTCTAGACCCACACCACCCACTGCATTTATAACTTGATTAATTAATTTATCTCTATCTACTTTTTCTTTTTTGAAATCAAGAAATTTTTTCAATTTTGATCCAGATGGTTTATATTCTACTTCTTCTTCATTATCTAATTCTCTTACAACTGGTAATGATTCCCAATCCATCTTTAAAGCAAAATTTAATACTTTATAAGTATAAGCAAGGTCAGCATATTCATCTTCATGATGTTCACGAAATCCACCAGCAGATAAGTTGGTTACTTCTGGTATAACATCCATAAAAACAGCAGTATCAGTATAATAACCAAGACCACCTTTTTGATCCCATTCTATTCCGGATATTTGTTTTAATCCATCAGCAATTGCAAGAACAAATTCTTTTGAACAACAATTTCTTGCCATTTGTCTTGTTACAATTGAACCATATTCTCTTCTATCAAATGCAATAACCCTTTTAAATTTCTTAAAATAATCTGGTTTTGATGCAAGTGCCTTTCTTGAACCATAAAGTCCACCGGATGCTAATGGTTCTTCACCAACAAAGAAATAATAAGTTCCTGGTTTTCCTTCATTAATCATATTAATAAGAATTGCAGTTCCTAATTTATTATCTCCACCTAATATAGTTCTTTCATCAGTAGAAATCCAATCACCTTCTACAATTTGATTAACTTTTTCATATCTATCAGAATAGGTATCTAAATGGGTAGTGAACAAAGTTTCACTTTCACCTATTTCATAGAAGTAATTACCAATAGCATCTTTAGTATATCCTTTTGGTAAATATGGTTCTAATTTTGCTTCATCTCCAAATGGAATAGTATATTCTGTTAATTTTAAGAATAAGTCTTTAAATTGGTCTTTTGTCATCATAATTTTATATTTTATTTTTTATAAAGGTATATATATAATTTTATATTTTATTTTTTACAAAGGTATATATAAAATTTGATATTTTAATTATATGCGATGAAATTATTTGTATATTTTATATCATCAGTTACTTCTTGACCCATCCATTCAAAAGGTTCAAAGTTTTTAATAAATTCCAAATCATCTGATTCTATTTCTACTAATTTTAAACCATTTTTAAATTCATCAATTATTATTAAATAATTATCTACATGTAATTTAAATCTATCTTTTTCTATAAAAGGAATATCTATTAAAAGGTCTTTTATATTATCATATAGACACTTTGTTCCTATTTTATCCCTTACCATACCTAAACCTTTTTTATAGTCAAAATAACATCTATTATCATCATATAGACGAATTCTAACTGATATTATATCATCTGGTTTAGATAAGTACCATTGTTTTATCTTTTCTAATTTAAATTCAGTAAATATAACTGGATATTCTCTTAAAATAAATTTTCTTTCATATTCTTGTTTCATAATTTATTAAAGTATATTTTTTCTAATTTTCTTCTTCTTAAATCAAGTTTAGAAGCTACTTTTGAATATATATTAAATAATTTTTTTATATCATCAATTTCAATAAAATACATAATATAATAATCACTTTTTTGATTTTCAGATAATACTTTTTGAACATCTAATTTAATTTCTTCAACAGGAATACCATTATCAGATTCATATCCATTATATGTTAAAGAATCTATTAATCCAATTGATGAATTAATTTCACATAATTCTAATGTTAATATTTTATTTGGTTGATGCATTTCTTATTTTATTAATTTTATAAGCTCTTCTATATATTATTAAACAATTTTTACATAAAGGTGTGTGTGAAGTTTTAATATTTCCACATTTACAGATCTAATCCCCAAGGTAATATTACATCACTCATATCTTACTTTTAATTTCATTAATTTTTGATTCTCTTAACACAGGATTAGTTGGATCTACAATAGATAAAAATAAATTTTTAGTTTTTTTAATATAACTATTATCTTTTACAATGAATGGTTTTACATCTAAATAAACAAAATCACCATTTTCTAATTCATAAACCATTTTCTTAATTGCACTATTGTAGTAGGTGGATTTAATATTTACATTAGCTTCACTTTCTTTTAATAATTTTTCTTTAAATAATTTAATTTTTCCTAATATAACTTCTTGATTTGGTTGTGTAAATGTACTTGAATAAGGATTAGTAACAATAGTATATTGTTTATTAAAATTTGCTTCCATATAAGTAGCAATCATTTCTAATATTTCTTCTTCTAACACAAATGGTTCAAAGAATTTTTCCAATACCGGTTTCCACTTTTTCATTATATCAACACTTGACATTTCTCATTTTATTTATTTTTTCTTTTCTTAATAATATTTTTGCTTTTTCATAATATTTTTCTGATCCAACAGAATTATAAAATGCTTTTTGAATATAAATTGCACTTAATTCTAATTGTATTTCATTTTTACAATAAAGATAATATGCAATATCATCTAATAGTGTTGCAGTGTCATCCCAATGACCAACTTTATATATTTTTTCATCAAATTCCATTTCTGATTTTATCTATTTTTTTCCTTCTTAATTCTAATATTCTTCTTTGACTATAATATTCTAATGCACAATCTTCTGAACAAAAATTTTGTACATAATCACCTGTATTTATGTTGTATAAACTTTCAAATTTATAATCACAATTACAACAATTAGTTTTTAATAATTTATAACTATCTACCATTTAATTAACTTTTATCATTTCCCATCCAATTGTATTTATTCTTTCTTCTGAAAAACTTTTTATAGGTTTTTTTATTTTGCCTTTAGTTTTCCTTAATGATTCATAAGATATATTATGTTCTTTACAAAAATTTTTTACATCATTATATAATTTATATTCTTGTCCACCTGGTGATTTTAAAATAAAATAACTTCTATCATTTTCTACTTTAATATTTATATCTGTTTTAATTTCCCATCCAATTGTATTTCTCTTAATTTCATTTTCATTTCTTCTCCATTCAATAATTTTACCTTTGTTAATAAATCTTTTCATTACATAATAATTTATATTATGTTTTTTACAAAATGTTGGTAATCCACCTTTAACAATATAAATTTTATTTTCCGGTGAAATAACATAAAATGTATGTGCATTTATATTATTTTCCCTATTACACCTTTCTATTAATTTTTGTTTTAATTTACTTTTTGTTTCTTGTGAAATATATTTTTTATCAATACTTTTATGATATTTAATAGTTCTTATTTCCCATCCAACTAATTTTTCTCTATTTATAGTATTATTTTTTCTTGATTTATTAATTATTCCTTTATTAATATATCTTCTAAATGTAGTGAATACTAAATCATGTTCTTTACAAAATTTATTTAATAATCCATAAATTTCATATATTTTTCTATCAGGTGAAAAAATAATATATGTTTTTTTAGTTTTAGCAATAAAATTTCTTTTTTGGTGTTCTACATTATATTTATGTTCTTCAGTATAATTTTCTTTATTTAATCCCTTATTCCATGTAGGTACACCCTTATTTTGTCCTTTTTTCTTTTTTGAAATTTTATCAATAGATTCTTTGGTATGATGTCTTCCAAACATACCATTCTTTTCACCTATTTTTGAACATCTTTTTCTTATTTCTTCTTTATCTGGATGATTAGTAAATATATCACCACCATCACCACCTTTTCCTATATTGTAACCAATGCTTAAATCAGTAGAATTGAAATATTTAATCCAATATTTTTCTTTTTCGTTTAATTCTTCAATAGAAGATGTATTATCTATTATTTCTTTTTTAAAATGTTCTATACCATATTTTTCAATTGATCTATTGATAAGAATACCACTACCAAAATAATCTGATTTATCTGCTATTGTTTTACCAATATAGATTTTATTGTTAATTAAATTTGTTATTTTATATATTACCATAATTAAACTTTTTTATTCTATATATTAAAATTTAAAAGTCATTATTGTATAATATACAAACATCAATGATAAAATTCATATTTGTTATTTATTGCAACACAAACATCCAAACAATTTTTCTTACATATTGGATCTTTGTGTGTATCAAATGTTTGCATAAAATCATATCTTTCTTTTCTCATATTTGGTCCTACTTTACAAATTGGTTTACCACCCTCACGCATATGAATTACACAGTTAAAGACCCATGACCCGGCTATTATACTATCATCTAACATCAAACCACATTTATGACTATCTGTATCTATTAATCCTCTAACACCAAGATTATTTAATATATTGTTAATTCTATATTTTAATATTGGATGTGCATCTAAAATATAATGTTCTACTTTTTCTAATCCAGTTATATTCATATTTTCTTCAGCAGATGAAATTATACGTATATCAGCTACTCCTAAATCATGAGCAAAATATATAGTATCTACACATGATTTAATATTATCTTCATTAAGTACAATACCAACTGTAACATAAGTTAATTTAGATATTTCCCTTATATTATTTACTACTATATCCCATGAACCTTTTATTCCACCTGCCATCATATCCCCGTCTGAACTACAGCAGGCATCTAATGAAATAGAAAAGTCATTACACCCAAGTTCAATAAGTTCTTTATAAAGTTCTAATTTATTAGAACCATTACTTGAAATTGCAATTCTTTTAATTCCTTTTAATTTAGAATATGCAACAATTTCTTTAATATTTGGATGAAGTGTTGGTTCTCCACCAGAAAACCTTATATTTTCTAATGGTTCATTTTCACACCAATAATCAATATTTTGTTTAACTTCTTCTAATGATAACTGTTTAATTTTTCTATCACCATATACATAATCTTTTAATCCTCTACAATAACTGCAAGAAAAATTACAGTACTCACTTATGATCATCTCGGTTCTTTTCATTTGGGATGTTAATGATGAATTTTTTGCTCTCTCATCACTTAATGTATAAAATCCTATTTCTTCTAATTTCATATTTTTAAAAATTCATTTAGTTGTTCTATATTATTCTCTATTTTACCATATAATTTATGAAACTTTTTATGACAAGTTTCACATAAGGTAATACCATTGTCTAAATCTAATGATTTTTCTGGATAAAAATCATAATTAAATATGTGGTGTGCATGTAGTTTTTCTGTTGAATTGCATTTTTGACATATTTTATCCCTCTTTCTTATTTTTAAAGACCAAACATTATATACACCATTGTGTCTTAATCTATATATTCTACTGATGTTATTAATACCACCTTTCCAAAATCTACTATTTTCCCCAGATAAATTTTCACTTCTAATACAACCACATGATTTAGTTAATCCATGATTCAATGATGTTGAACGAGTAGTTATTTCATTCCCACATTCACATTTACATATCCACATTGATTGTTTTTCTGCTTTTTTAATTACTGTTAATCTTCCAAAAACTTTACCTATCAAAGTTATTTTTGTTTTATCTTTATTCTTATATACACAACCACAATCTGTTATTTTACCATTTGTTAATGATGTTCCAATTAAAGTTTTATTATTTCCACATTCACATATACAATTCCATTTAGTAGATATATAGTCACCACTTTCATATAAGTTTATAACAGTTAATTTTCCAAATTTTTGTCCTGTTAAATCTTTAAATCTAAATTTTCTAGCACATTTTTTGCAAGAAGGTGTTTTGTTTCTTGTAAGTTGCTCTCTAGAAATCATAACTTCTTTACCACAATCACATATACATTTATATATTTTTAAAGAACGTGATTTTCCAGTACTCTTTGGTCCACATTTTTCTATAACTAAAACTTTACCTATTTTTTTATCTAAAAATTCCATAAACTTTTTTATTCTTATATATTAAAATAAAAAAGTCAAAATTACAATATTAAGTTATTATTATTTCACACCATATAATTTGTTTTTAATTTCTTTTATTTTTAATTTTCTTTTCCATATCTCTTGTTGAGATTTAAGATATTTTAAAGTTTCTTCAAATTCATTATATTCTTTCATTATTCATCAATTTTAATATTTTTAATCTTCTTTGTTGTAAATGGTGCTCTAATATTTTTTCATGTAAATTAGGAAAAATTTCCATTGTACCTAATGTATGTGTGTATTTTTCTTTAATTTTATTTCCATCATAAAAATTAATAGAAATAATAGGTGCAAGTGTTTTATTATCTACTTCCAAGTTAAAATTTCTGATATTATATTTTATCATATATTTATAATCAAGTATATTATTAATATCATTTCTAATTTTTTCTATATTTTCCATCTTTTTCTATTAAATTTTTCATTAAACTATTACTTTGTTTTTCATGCAACATATTAATCATACCATCTAATAATGTATTAATGTTATGGATATTTGAATAATATGTCATCTTAACACTATCAAGTTCTAAATTAAATTCTTTACATACATTTATTATATGTGTTATATCTAATAATTGATTATTTGTGCAGAAAAATATTTCATCTCCTGAAAATGCTCTACCAATTATAAAATGTGGTTTCAAAATTGAAAACACTTCTTTGAATAAGTCATTTACTTTAGAATATCCCATTCTTTGATTCATTCCCTTTACATTACTAAAGTCAACTAAGTAAATATCTAAATCAGTTAATTTATTTTCTGATAAAATATATTCTAATCCATTCCTTGTATAAATATCAAAGTATGGATCAATTATTAATTTTTTTATTAATTCTTCATCTTTCATTGTTTTTTGTAATTTTTTAATTTTATTATTTCTAATTTTATTAATATTTAGTGACCAGTCACTAATATTATTATTTGATTTTTTAAAAAATGGAAATCCATAGTTTGACATAATTAACTTTTATTTTTAATATATAGTAAAGAAAAATAAAATAGTTATATAATATGATTAAAAATATTTTAAAAGAAAAAATTAAAGAATCAATAAAATCAAATAATTCATTTAATAAATTTTTATTAAATAATTACAAAACATTAAAAGTAGAAGATATAATTATAAAAGAAATAGAAGATTTTTTATTAACAAAAGAAGAAGTATATGAATTCAGTAATTTTAAAAATTTATTTTATGAATCAGTATTAAATTTTAATCCAAGTAGATTTGCTAATTTTTTAAGAAATGTTTTAAATAATGATCCAAAAAAAGAAAAAACATATCAACATATATTAAATGATATTGAATCAAAATTACAAGAAACTTATAATATTCCTAATAACTACTTGAAAATGAAAAGGTCACAACTTGATGAATTATGTGATGAATTAATTTTAAAAGAAAATTATTTTGAATTAAATAACATTAGAAAATTCATTAAAGATAATTTCAGGGTATTTGATTATAATTCTTATTTAAAAGAAAATAGAGATTTAGCTGTTAAGATTCTTAAAAGTGGTGGAGAAGATGAAACTGATAAGACTTATGTAAGATTAAGAAAATTATTAGAAGGAAAAAATATGGGATATTTAGGTATATTTACTTATTTTAATAAGATTGAAAAAATACCATTTATATCAATAAAAAGATTATATGAAAGAATTTTAAAAGATAATGATATTTTACATATGTTACCTGAATTAATTATAAATTATATGAGACATAAATTACCATATAAAAATAAAGATGGTAGAACATATACTAAACATTTTGAAAGATTAGAAGATGATTTATTATTAATTGAAGAAAAACATACAGCTAAATTATTTGCTGATGATTATCCAGCTATCTTTAGAAAAGGATTATTGGATATACCAGATTTCATAGAAGCAATAAAAGAATTAACAAGTAATAAAGAAAAAGTTGAAATGTATAATAAATTCTTCCTTAAAAAAGTAGCTAGATATAAAACCCAAAAAGAATTATTAGATTCTTTAATTAAATTTGTTTATTCAAATACTAATGATGATGCAGTTAGAACACTAATAAATAATACATATATGTGTGATATGGTATTTGATGATGGTGAATTAATTGTTGCAAGAGTTAGAAATCAAGATGCTTTACAAGCAATTGCATCAGATACAAGCTGGTGTATTAAAGATAGTTTAAGTTATTGGAATGATTATGTAGGTGAAAATAATATTCAATTAGTTATTATTGATTTAACTGAACCACAAACATCATTATATAAAAAAATAGGTGTTACTCTTAATCCAAGTGGACTTGGATTCTATTTTAATACTGCCCATATAAAAAATGATGCTTTTATTAATGAAGATCAATTAAATAAAAGATTAGAAAAATATGATACTTCTTTGGAAGAATTATATAATGTTGCAACAACAATGGGTAATAATGAATATTATTCACAAGAAGAAATTCAAGAAGATAGATATGGTAATTAAACAATTTTATTTTTTTTAACTATATAATTAATGAACTTTTATATCCCTACATATGATGAATGTCTTGAAATTGTTAGTAACAATCCTGATATGTATTTCTATGAAAGAAAATATCTAATTGATAGTTACTACCTTTCTACCTTTGGTTATAGATATGCCAAACATAATAATTTTATCCTACCTATTATTGATAAACCTCATATTAATGCACTTGAATTAAAAGGAATAACCTTTGTATTTGATGATAACAAAACATATAAACATTATCTATTATTACATAAATTCTGGGAAATTGACCAATATAATCATTGTAAATATGAAATCTATAAGGATAAGAAAATTAAAAATGTAACAATAAAAGAAGATGGATTTTTAGTTTCCTTTTTAAAATTACCCAATAATAAAATTATATCTTTTACCAAGAAATCTTTTGATGACAAAACAAATTTAGAAGTGAATGAATTTTTAGAAGATAAGAATTATTTTAATTTCATAAATTATTGTTTAGATAATAATATACAACCAATCTTTGAACACATACATGAAAAGATGAGGGTTGATTATGGTGATAGGAATGAATTAGTTTTATTAAAATTAAGAAATAATTTAACAGGTAAATATTTAGATATTGATAATTTTGATGATGAAATGATTAAGGGGATAAAAATTATTTCAGAAGTAAATAAAACATTAGATGAATTGTTATATATAAGTAATAAGGTAGAAAACTGTGAAGGTTGGGTGGTACACTTTGAAGATGATACCTTACTTAAAATAAAAACAAATTGGTGGAGAAATAAAAAATAATGAAAATAGAAATGAAAAAACAAATAGATATGAATCAATTGGATATTAGTTTTGCTATGATGAAAAGAGACTTTAGTGATTTCACTGATGATGAAATTGATGAATTCAGTAATGAATTTATTGAATTAGTAGAAAAACACAATTATTTAGTAGGTGGTGGAATTAAACGAATTGGTGATGATTCTTGGGAAGATGATGATATAGATCCATCTGGTATTGGTGGTGAAATGTCAGAAGAAGACTCTATTGCATTTAGTGAATATATTAGACAACACAAACAAAAATGAAGAAGTATTATGATTGTTCGATAAATCATTTGGCAAATTCTTTACATAATAAAGAATCATTTGGTCCTATTGAAAATGATATAATGAGAGATTTAGGTAAGTATGCAAGTAATTTTGGATGGGAAAGAACATATGATTATAAGATTACAGACTTAGTTGTTACCAATAGTTTTTATCCAGATAATATTTTAAATTGGACTGAGAAACATTCTATTCCTAAAATTAAAAGAATGGATGGAATTTACTGGCAGAATTATTTAAAACATAAGAATCATATTTTTAATGATGCTGCACTTCAATCAGACCATGTAATATTCATATCAGATTATTCTAAAGATACTTTATGGGATTTATATAGTATTGAAATACCCAATAATTCAGTCATACTTAATAATGTTGATGATAAGATATTCTTTCCTATTAAACATAATAATGATAAGTTTACTCTTGTATCATCTGCTACTAATTGGAATAGGGAAGAAAAGAGATTAAGTAGTATAATATCATTAGCTAGTAAAATAGATGATATTATAATTTTAATTGGAAAATGTGATATTGAATTACCAAAAAATATAATTAAAAAAGGTTATATTGAAAGTCAAGAAGAAATGAATAATATCATTGGAAATTCTGATGCATTTTTATCATTATTCTTTAGAGATGCTGCACCTAAAGTGGTTTGTCAGGCAATACAATGTAATTTACCTATTTTATATACTAACACTGGTGGTTCTAATGAATTATGTAATGGTTATGGTGTAATAGTAGAAGATTATACTAAAATGGAATTTTTAGATTCTGTACCAGAATTAAATGAAACAGATGTATTTAAAAATTATGAACTTATTAAAGATTATTATGATTCTATATCCAATAATTATTTAAAACCAATTCCTTATCAAGAAACATTATCAGAATATTTTAAAGTATTTGACTTATATGTATAAAAAAAAGGAGAAAATTTTCTCCCTTTTTTGTTTATTTTTTTAAATCTTCTAAATCTTCAACTTTCATGATTTTCTTTCCATATTCACTTAAACCTTTACCATTAGTCCAACCTTTTTTAACATCAGCATAAAATTTATCACTAAGTTCTTTTTTATTTTTAAATTGTAATGGGGATTTAACACCATATAATTCTAATAACTTAGAAAAAAAATCCCTATAATTATCTTGTAATTTAGATTCATTAACTTTAACTGATTCTTCTATTAGAAATATTTTCCCACTAGGAATTACTTCAACAATCCTACCATCTTTTAATTTATATCTTTGACTAAGAAGTTTTCCACCTTCTATTTTTACAGCCCCTGCTACTTCTTCTTCTGAAGGAAAAAATTCTACATCTCTTGATGTATCTTCTGCATCATCTTCATAGTATTTACCAGATGGACCAACTTCAACTTCTTTACCAGATGTTTTATGACGAAATCTATTATTAAAATCATTTTTACTTGGAATTGATTCAGTGTTTTCTTCATCAAATTCTAATTCATCTATTTCTTTATCAGTTAATTGTCTTTCATTAACTTTTTCAAGTTCTTCAGATTCCATAATTTTCTTACCATATTTAGTTAATCCATTACCTTTAGACCAACCTTTAGCAATATCACCATAGAATTTTTTAGCTAATTCTTCTTTACCTTTAAATTGTGCAGGTGATTTAACACCATATAATTTAAGTAATTTAG